GTTTCCCAGTCACGATCAGAAATAACGATGTCTTGAAACCGCTGTGGGTCAATTTAAGAGAGCGTCAGGCCGAAAATGACAATGTGGATTGATAGAGAACTTGTAGCCAGGATGAATAGTTTTAACATCCTGAAAAAACTAAACGATGGTGAATTACCAATACCAGAAAGGTTTCCCTTTATGAAAAAACCGCATTACTTACTGCAACTGTTTGAATACAAACATCTCCCTGATCATCTTCAGAAAATCTCAAAACCGTTCCATGATTTGGCACATCAGATGCACGATATGCTGCCTGAGAATCCCGAGACTACGGCAATGCTGCGTAAGCTCCGGGAAGCGAAGGATTGCGCCGTGACATCCAACGTCATTACGATGTAATGAAATCGTTACGGAAAATGATGAAAGACAAGGAAGTCATTGCTGTGCTTCGTGATGGGCCTTTGAAGGGAATCGAGTTTCCCGTTGACGGGGCGCAGCCTACAATTGACATTCTGAAAGAAGATCTGGGATTCTTAACCTACAGATGGCACAGATATAGAATTGTCGGTGAATATTTCATAGTAACATATTACTCAAAAGGAATCAATTAATGAGCATTAACCAACGAGTCGAGGAAGCCCTTGGCAATGGCCTACAAGCTGTAGTAGCAAATCACAAAGCAGTGCTTCCCCCTGCGACAATGGCAATTGAATTTGAAGTCTATACCCAGGCTCAAATGGAAGAAGACAAGAATATCCTGAACGTTTTCTTGTTATCCATTGGTGGCCGGAAAATGTGGTATGGCAGTTTAAGCAAAGTTTTAGAAGTGATTCAGGAAAACGTTAAGAGCGTGGACCTGACCGGAGAGAATGGTGAGTAAGGACGAAGTAAAAGAAATCGTGCCGATTGAGGAAACTCAGGAGCCCAGCGCGGAAACAATCGCTGCTGCGAATCGGTATCGAGAGGCAATCGAGGAAGCTTTCGATAACCAGGATATTGACCTGGGCTCTCGGAACAATTTCCTGAGCCTCAAGGATCGTGCAGAACTTGATAACTGGCGAGTTGACATTGACCACAGGACCCGGTTCAGCGAGAGAGCCAAAGTGACCTTTTTGCAACAACTTGCGATCCACGGTAAAAAGAGAATGGCAGCGACGGCCGCTGGCGTTAGCCTTAATACCGTGAAAAATCACGAGAAAAAGGATGAGCAATTCGCAGAGGCGATCCATCAGGTTTTGGAAATGAGATCTGAGCAAATTACCGCGCACATTGAGAATCAAGCCATTAACGGAATGACAGAGCCTATCGTTGGACGCGACAATGAAGTCGTGGGCTATCGGACTCGTTACGAACAGCAATTACGGATGGCCGTATTGCGTAGGCACGATCCGAACTATAACGATAAGCGTCAACTGGACGTTACTGTTAAGACTGGTGTTCTGGTAGCGCCAGGGGGCACTGATCTTGATAAGTGGCTCGCTGCCGGTAAAGAAACTCACGATAAGCAAGTGAAGCAAGTAGAGGAAACACGCAAGGCCCTGAAGCCCGGCGCGAAAGTTGTTGAGGCTGAAGTTGTAGAGGAGAAAGATGATTCCAAATGATGCCTTGGACGTGGTATGGAAACCACAAGAAGGGTCACAAACGATGTTCCTTTCCTGCCCGGTCTTCGAGGTTCTTTATGAGGGAACCAGAGGCCCAGGAAAAACTGATGCGCTGATTATGGATTTTGCCCAATATGTTGGGCGAGGTTATGGTGCTGCCTGGAACGGGATTCTGTTCAGACAGACCTTTCCACAGTTGCAAGATGTTATCAAGAAAACGAAGAAATGGTTTCCTCGGATATTTCCGGGAGTGAAGTATAACGAAGCCAAATTCTTCTGGACATGGCCTACTGGCGAAATGCTTTTGCTGCGTCAATATGACAAGGTTGACGATTATCTGAACTATCACGGCCACGAATACCCCTGGGTAGGCTGGGAAGAATTAACCAATTGGGCAGATCCAACCGGTTATTTGAAAATGATGTCAACTTGCCGTTCGACTGTGAAAGGTATGCCCAGGCACTATCGGGCAACGACAAATCCATATGGACCAGGGCACACATGGGTTAAAGAACGGTTCAGATTGCCGGATTACAGGTTCAAGTTGATCGATGATTCTTACGATGAGGAAGGGCGTAAAGAAGAGGCCCGAGTTGCGATATTCGGAACTATTCAGGAGAATCGTTTGCTTTTGGACGCTGATCCTGATTATATTAACCGTATTGCGATGGCGGCCGAGAATGAAGCAGAGCGGGAAGCTTGGCTTTACGGAAGCTGGGACATTATTGCTGGTGGCATGTTCTCCGACTTATGGAAGCCGCGATATCATGTGATACCAGATTTGATCGGAACAGTCCCTCGACAATGGCGAATTTATAGAAGCTATGACTGGGGAGACTCTTCACCATTTTCAGTTGGATGGCATGCTGTCAGTGATGGCACTGACCTACAATTGCCAACCGGGAAAGTGATGAATACGGTTCGTGGCGATATTTTTCGGCTGGCCGAATGGTATGGTTGCAAAAAAGGCAAGTCCAATGTTGGCCTCAAATTGCCTACCTCGAAAATTACCCAAGGAATCATAGAGCGCGAGATTGAATATGGTTTCAGATGGCGAGATGGCAAGAGAAAAAAATCACGAGTCTACGCTGGACCGGCCGACACAAGTATTTTCAGCGATGAGCGCGGAGGTCCATCGATTTCAGTAGAGATGGCCCAACCTCTTAGAATCGACGGTGAACTGTGGCCTGGGGTCCACTGGACACGAGCGGATAAGAGGAAAGGCAGTCGTAAGATTGGATGGTCGCTGCTTAGACAAATGATGGAAAATTCGATTCCCCCGGAGAAAGGAATCAGGGAGAAACCCGGAGTTTTCATTTGTGAAAGATGCTCGGATTTTCGGACAATCATTCCGACACTGCCGAGAGATAAACGAGATCCAGATGACCTCGACACTGATGCGGTTGATCACATTGCTGATGAATGGCGTTACTTCGCGAGATCGACAGGGCAAGTAGCTAGAAGACGAAAAGTAAGGGGTAATTTCTAATATGCCAGGAACCGTAGTTAGTTCAGTTCAACCGGAATTCACTGAAGCGTTGGAGCGCTGGTGGAATTTGATGGAAGACACTCACGAAGGTGAGTATGCAGTAAAGCTTAAGGGAACGTCCTACCTCCCTTATACAGATGCACAGGTAAGAGACGGTGCAGGAACCGACAATGAGAGTTTAGGGCAGCGCGCTTATGACGCATATAAGCTCCGAGCCAAATACCCGGAGTTCGTAAAGGAAGCGGTCAAGACAGCGCTGGGCGTTATGCACCGTAAACCTGCGAAGATCACATTGCCCCCTGCGTTGGAAAAGTTTATCGCAGAAGCGACAGTTGACGGTGAAAGTCTGCAAATGCTTCTGGAAAAGATTACCTTTCACCAGATGGTAACAGGACGTGCCGGAATTCTCGCTGAGATTGTTGATGAAGAAACTCGGGGTATCGACGGAATGTATATTGCTCTGTATGGAGCAAAGAGAATTCGAAATTGGGACAATGGGACCAATGACGGGAATGCCAAGCAGAAATTGCAACTGGTAGTTCTGGAAGAATCCGAAAACGAGCGCAAGCTAGACGGATTCTCATGGCAGAGAATTACCAAATACCGTGTATTGAGTTTTGGTGCATTAGAGACTGAGAGCACGACAGGTGTTTACAGGGCCCAAGTATTTCGTCAGGAACAAAACGGTTTCCGGGAAGAAAATCAAATCGCCCCGGTGATCAATGGCCGGACAACAGATGAAATTCCGTTTGTGTTCATCAATCCAACTGACATCGTTCCGAAGCCAGGAGAACCGCCGTTGCTGGCGCTGGCAAGATTGGCATTAACATATTACCGCTTAAGCGCTGACCACAGACAAGCACTGTTTATGAATGGTCAGGACACATTAGTTCGTGAAGGCTATCAGGAAATCGACGGCGAAGATGATATAGTCGTTGGTGCTGCTTCAGGAGGCATTGACCTGCCTATCGGTGGCCGTGCTTACTATATCGGGGTCGAGGGCCAAGGTCTGGGTGAAATGCGCCAGACACTTGAAGCTGATGAACAGGAAGCCGCGCACATTGGCGGTCAGTTACTTGAATCGACTAACCTGTGATCGTGACTGGGAAAC